CCCCAGCGAGACTCTCGGCATTTATCTCTCCCTTGGGCCCCCGAAACGGCCAAAATTGCGAAGATGGAGCCTGATGAAGCCAAAAGCGGCACCCTTGAAGCCCAGAACAGGCCGAATCGAGCGTGCGCTCGACGTCGAGCTCCGGGGTTCGGGTGCGGGCGACATCGGGGCCGGGGCGCGGGCGCACCTGCGGGGCCTGGCCCGGGCCATGGACGTGGCCGAGCGCACCGAGGACCTCGACGCCTCGGCCAAGGTGGGCCGGGTCTACCTCGAGGCCCGGCGGGCCTACGGCCTGGCCGGCGGGGAGGGGCCAGCCCTTGACCCCTTCGCCGCCTTCGTCGCGGGCCTTTCCGCCCCCAGCCTGGGCGACCCCACGGACCCCTAACCGGCGCACCTTCGGGCCCCAGATCGCCGCCCTGGCCGCCGCCCTCGGCTGGCCGCTCATGGGCTGGCAGCGCCAGGTGGTCGACGTCGCCCACGAGATCGACCCCGAGACCGGGCTCTTCGCTTACGAGTCGGTCGGCCTCACCGTGCCCCGCCAATCGGGCAAGACCACCGTCACCGGGGCGACGATGGAGCACCGGGCCATCTACCGGCCGCGCCAGCGCATCTGGTACACGTCACAGACCCGCGAGACCGCCCGGGACTGGCTCATCAACGAGCACGTGCCCGGACTCGAGCTGAGCCCGCTCAAGCCCTACGCCAAGGTCCGACGCTCGGCCGGCTCCGAGGGCATCGCCTACCCGCACGGATCCATGCTCCGGGTCTTCGCCCCGCTCCCGGGCGCCCTGCACTCCAAGCAGAGCGACCTGGTAGTGGCCGACGAGATCTGGGCCCACGACCTCGAGCGCGGCCACCAGCTCGACCAGGCCATCGTGCCCACCCAGGCCACCCGCCCGGGCGCCCAGGTCTGGAAGGTCTCGACCGCGGGTGACGAGGGCTCGCTCTGGCTCTGGGACACGGTGACCAAGGGCCGCGCCGCCGTCGAGGAGGGTCGCCGGAGCGGCATGTGTTACTTCGAGTGGGCCTGTCCCGACGACCTCGACCCGTGTGCGCCGTCGTCGTGGGAGCAGTTCCACCCGGCCTACGGCATCACCATCGGGGTGGCCCAGATGGCCGCCGCCCTTGACCAGCTCGGCCCCGCCGGCTTTGCCCGGGCCTACGGCAACCGCTGGCCCGAGGGCATGGGGACGGTCGGCACACCGCCCAAGATCCCGCCGGGGTGCTGGGCCGCGGTCCAGGTGCCCCCGATTGCCAGCGTGCCCAGCGGCGTCACCATGGCGCTCGGCTTCGACACCGACCGCGACCGCTCGACCGGCGCCATTGCGGTGGCCTGGTATGCCAATGGCCGCCTGCGTTGTGAGCTGGTCGAGAGCCGACCCGGCACCGGCTGGATGGCCGAGCGCCTGGGCGAGCTCTGCGCCCTCTACGGGGCGGTCGGCATCGGCTACCCGGCCGATTCGCCCGCTCTCGACATCGCCGACACGCTCGCCACCTCGGGGGCACCCGTGAGCGTCATCCGGGGCCGGGACTGGTCCGCCGCCTGCGCCGCCTGGTTGGCCGCCATCACCGAGGGCGAGATCCTCGTCGGTGAGCACCCGGCCCTCGCCGTGGCGGCAGGGGTGGCGCCGGGGCGCGACAGCGGCGACGGGGGTTGGGCCTGGACCCGGCGCGGGGCGCAGTCGTCCATTGCCCCGGTCGTCGCGGCCACGGCGGCCACTTGGGCGCTCGAGCACCCGAGCGAGCTCGAGGCGGTGGCCCAGGTCTGGTGACCCGAGAATGTCACACCGACCTGCAATAATGGCTCTCAGCGGAGGCGTGGCAGAGAGGCCGAATGCGCGGGACTGATAATCCCGAGACGTCTCAAGCGTCCGTGGGTTCGAATCCCACCGCCTCCGCCGACACTGGACTGGTAACCTGGGCGGTGCTTGAGACGTCTCCGGGGATGAAATATCCGTCCGGTGCACCGACGGGACCCTCACTTCGGTGGGGGTCTTGTCGCGTCAGTACGCTGGCAGGCGGGTAACACTGCCGGGGAAACTCCGGTGCAGCACAAGTCACTGAGCACGGGGGGCCCTTCGGGGCCTTCCGTTGCGTCAGGCCACTCATGCTCTACGCTGGTCTTCCGTGGAATATGTGACCGAGGCCGGCGTCCTCGTCACCGACCGGCGCCACTCGCGGGCGAGCGAGGTCCCCCAGATCGACCCCCGGGAGCACGACCCCAACGCCAACGCCCCCTCGAGCGTCGGGCCCCAGACCCGCCCCGGCGAGGTAATGACCCCGCCGGTCTTCCACGCCGAGGCCTGGGACGGCTGGCCGGCCGAGTGGGCCACGCCGAACATGGGCCCCCAGGTCGACGGGCTCGAGCGGGCCAAGCGGGTGTCGACCGCCATGACGTGCGTCGACCTCAACTCACGCCAGTTGGCCAGCTTCCCGCGCTACGGGCTCACCGGCACCAAGCCGGTGCGCCTGCCCGAGTGGGCCACCAACCCCGAGCCCGGCCTCTATGCCTCGTGGTCTGACTTCATGCACTCGGTGGTGAACTCGCTCGAGATGCGCGGCGAGAGCTTCCAGTACTGCACCGGGCGCTATGCCAACGGCTTCCCGGCCCGCTTCATCGACGTCAACCCCGACGTGGTCGGCGTCGAGCTGATCGACGGCAAGCTCGAGTACCTCATCGACATGGTGCCGGTCGACTCGCGTGACATCTGCCACCTGCGTTACCAGACCGTCTCGGGCACGCTGCGCGGCATCGGGCCGATGGACTGGGCCGCCCGCTCGCTCATCACGGCCGGGGCGCTCGAGCGCTACGCCATGAATCTCTCGACCCGCGGCGGCATCCCCTGGGGCGTCCTCAAGGCGCAACGCGCCATCGACGGGGCCCAGGCCACCGACGCCCAGCTGGCTTGGGTGGCGGCCTCGCAGCGGCGCGACGGGGCGCCGGCAGTGCTCGGCAACGCCTTCGACCTCCAGGTGCTCAGCTTCACCCCCGAGCAGATGGCGCTGCTCGGTCTGCGCGAGTTCGACGAGCGCCGCATCGCCGCCGCCTTCGGCGTCCCGGCCTTCTTGGTCAACGTGTCGATGGCCGGCTCGCTCACCTACTCCAACGTCACCGGGCTCTTCTTGCACCACTACCAGGCGACGCTGCGCCCACTCGCCCAGATGGTCGCCGAGGCCTGGTCGGGTTGGCTCTTGCCCCACGGCACGATCATGGAGTTCTCGGCCGACCGCTACGTCCAGCCCGAGTTCGAGGCCCGCACCCGCGGCTATCAGACCATGTTCAACATCTTGGACCCGGTCACGGGCAAGCGGGCCATGGAGCTCGAGGAGATCCGAGCGGCCGAGCGGCTGTCGCCCAGTGGTGCGGTCGACGATCTCGAATCAGCGCAACAGCTCACCGGAAGGGGCGTGTGAAATGAGCGAGGACACGACGGCCAAGGTCACCCACGTCCGCTTCATGCCGACCGTCTGGACCTTCGGCGAAGACGCCCGCACCGTGTCGGGTCGCATCATCCCCTTCGGCGAGGTGGCCCAGGTCTATGACGAGGTCGACGGCGGCATCGTGCGCTACCGCGAGGAGTTCTTACCCGGATGCATGACACGGATGCTCCAAGGCGCGGCCAACCGGGGCTCTCCCAACTGGATCCGCTTCACCATGGACCACGACCAAACGCTCGAGGGCAACGTCGGGCACTGCACCGCGCTCGACGAGGGCGCCGACGGGGGACACGCGGCCTTCTACCTCTACGACGGAACGCAGCTGCCCAAGGTGCGCGACATGCTGCGAACGTCACACGAGGGCTTCTCGGTCGAGTTCCAAGAGGTCGTTCCACCCCTGGTCGAGGACGACGTCCACCGGCAGCGTCAGATCTTCATCACTGCCGTCACCGCCACCCCGACCCCGGCCTATTCGGGGGCCCGGGTGCTCGCGCTCCGCTCGGCTGACAACCTGCCCGCGACACCGAACCTGGACCGGGCGGCGGAAATCCTGGCTTCGCTCAGCCCCACGGAGTAGCGTCCCGCCTCAGCGACGACCAAGCCAGGTTCGCGACCTGGCGTGCGGCACCCCGGCAGTCGGGCACCCCGCCTCGTGCGGCACCCCTGCAGTACGGCACCCCGCCCTTGTGCGTTTGCGGACCCCAATCCGTTAACTCACCTGAAAGGGGGTGCCCCCGATGGCGAACGCCATGGTCGAGCACCTGACCGAAGAGATCACCAAGCGCCGGTCGTTCATCGACACCACCGCCGAGCGGGCGAAAGACGCTGGTCGGGACCTCACCGATGAGGAAATAGCGAACATCGAGTCGGCGAACGGCGAGGTGCTCAAGTTCCGCAAGCAACTCGAAGTCCTCACCGTCGACCTGGACTTCGACGAGCAGACCATCGATCGCCTCCGCCACATCGGTCCGGCCGTCGCCTCGACGCCGACGCAGTACCGCTCGGCCGGCGAGCTGCTCTGGGACTGCCTGCACCAGCAGGACCCCGACGCCCGGGCCCGCTACACCAAGGTGCTGCGCCGCGCCGCCGAGCACATGGGCACCGACGCCGCGGTCACCACACCGGTGGCCGGCGACCTGGGTGGCCTGATCGTCAAGTCCATCGTCGGCCCGGTCTCTGACCCTTTCCCAAAGGGCATGCCTTTCGCCGCCGGTATCGGCATGCGTGACATCCCGGCCACCGACGGCTTCGGGTTCTCGCGTCCCTTCCTGGTCGACCCCGGCTTCGCCGACGGCGTAGGCCCCCAAGCGGCCGAGAAGGCGGAGTTGGTCTCGCGGGCCTTCTCCATCGACTCGTCCCCGGTGGCGCTCACGACGGTGGGCGGGTACCTCAACGTCTCCCAGCAACTCCAGAGCTTCAACCCGTCGAGTTTGCAGATCATCGTCGACCAGTTGCGCCGGCGCCTCGAAAACGCCATCGACATCTTCATGGTCACCGAGATGCAGCTCACCACGGGCTATGTCGCCCTGCCTGCTGCAGCGACGGCGGCCGAGCTGATCGCGGCCATCTACCAGGCGGCCGGGGCGTACTACGACGTCACCAAGCAGCTGCCGGCGTGGATCGCCATGGGCTCAGCGGGCTGGGTCCGCCTCGGTTCCACCACCGACCTGGCCGGGCGCCCGCTCTTCCCGACGCTCGGGGCGGCCAACGCTCCGGGCACCTCGAGTGCGGACAGCTTCGCCATCACGGTGGCCGGGCTCTCGCCCATCGTCACCCCGTCGATCACCGACGACAGCTTCTACGTGGGCGGCCCCGACGGAGTGGAGGGTTACATGTACCGCCACCCCATCCTCGACGCCGTCGAGCCCTCGGTGCTCGGTCGTCAGGTGGCGGTGGCGGCATCCATCGCGGCCTATCGGCCCACGCCGTTCGCCAACGCCGTGGTCAAGCTGGCCGCCACGCCGTGAGCGACGACGAGGGAGCCGCGGTCGAGGAGCGCGAGGTCACCACCATGACCCGGGACCACCTGGGCCGGGCGCTGACCAACGCCGTGCCGGGCACCGACGACGCCACCGACTTCATGGGTCGGGCGGTCCAAGCCGGTGACCTCGACTACCTCGGAAGGGCGCTCTTGGCGTGAGTGTCGACCTGGCCAAAGCACTGGGTCAACGGGTTGGTCCGCTCGTGCACCAGCGGACCGACACGGTGGCGGGGGACGTGGGCGGGCTTTTCGTTCGCGTCCCCCCGCCCCCTGCTGCCGTCTGGCCGCTGGTTGATGCCCTGGCCCAGCCCTACGGCCAGGGCCAGCCCCTGACCTGGCTGGCCGCCGTGCCCACCACCGAGACCCCACTCTTGGAGAAGGCACCACTCGTCGGGACCAAGGTGGAGGTGCGCGCCTCGATGGGCATCCAGCGCACCATCGGGGCTTGGACCGACGTGTCCTCTCAGGTGACCGCCTCGCCGGGGGCGCTCGAATCCATCGCCGGGCTGCTGGGGGCGATCACCGCGGCGGACGTGGACCGCGCCGTCGCCAACGAGCTCGCCGGCCTCGGGCGGCTTTCGGGATCGGGCGGCCAAGCGCTCGTCGCCCTCCAGCGCTGGCCCGGCCCTCGGCTCATCGTGCTCTCCGGTCAGGCCGTGGGCGAGATGCGCGACTGGAGCGAGTACGCCGACGAATCCGAAGACGCAATCATCGTCCTGGCCGATCCCTACATCGGGGTCAACCTGGTCATCGCCACGGCGGGTGTCGCTCTGGGCGTGCTGGCACCGGGAACCATCCAGGCGGACGACCCCGCCCTCTTCGGCGTCGACGTGGCGCATGCCATGGTCTACGCCCTCGAAGCCTCACCTGACGCCATACGGTCGTGGCGCTCGACAGGGGACAGCGGAGCTGGCGGTGGCGGCGGGGGGGGTTCTCCTCTCCCCATCCCGCCGACCATCACCAGCGTGGTGCCCAACGTGGGCCTCACCACAGGTGGGGAACGGGTGCGCGTCCTCGGGGCCGACCTCACCGGGGCCACAGACGTCGTCTTCGGGGGCGCCCCCGCCGCCATCATCTTCGTCAGCCTGGGCGGGACCTACATCGACTGCGACACCCCACCGCACGCAGCCGGGCCCGTCGATGTCAGCGTCACCACCGCAGACGGCACCGACACCCGACCCAACGCCTTCACCTACATCGTTCCGCCGCCGCCGACCATCGTGCGGGTCACGCCCAACAGCGGGCCGCTGGCAGGCACCCAGAGCGTCGTCATCACCGGGACCAATCTGCTCGGCACGACCGACGTCACCTTCGGGGCCGACCCCGCCACGAGCTTCGTGGCCACCAGCCAGACCGACATCATCGCCGTCACCCCGGCCGGGGTAGCGGGGCCGGTCGATGTCTCAGTCACCACGCCCAACGGCACCGACACGCTGGCCGCGGGCTACACCTACGTCGACACGACCACGCCGCCACCGAACCCGACCGCCATCAGCCCCGCCGAGGGCCTGCCCGCGGGCGGCACCCCGGTCATCATCACCGGCACCGACTTCACCGACGCCACGTCGGTCATCTTCGCCAGCACCCCGGCCAGCGCCCTGGTGGTCGCCAACGACACCCTCATCACCTGCACCACACCGCCCGGTGTGCTCGGCCCGTGCAACGTGTCGGTGAGCGGGCCGGGCGGCACCGGCAGCCTGGTCGACGGCTTCGAGTACACAGCCACCCCGACGCCGCCGCCGACCATCACCAGCGTCACGCCCGATTCCGGCTCGACGCTGGGCGGCGAAACGATCACGGTCAGCGGCACCGGCTTCACCGGGGCCAGCTCGGTCGAGGTCGGCGCGGTCCCTGCCACCGGCCTCGTCGTCGTCAGCGACACCGAACTCAACTGCGTCACCCCGGCTGTCCCTCACGCCATTCGCACCCACGTCACCGTGCACGCCCCCGGTGGATCGACCACGCTGACCCACGCCTACAGCTACATCAAGTTCATCGACCCGCCTGTCCTCACGTCGATCAACCCGGTCAGCGGCCTGGCCGCGGGAGCGACGGCCGTCGTGCTCACCGGCACCGCCCTCACCGATGCGAGCGAAGTGCTGTTCGGGACCGTGCCCGCCACCGGCCTCACCGTCAACAACGACACCCAGGTCCACGTCAACGCACCAGCGGGCACCGCGGGCAGCGTCGTCGATGTCAGCATCACCACGCCGGGCGGCGCCGACACCTTGGTCGGGGCCTACACCTACACCCCCCTGCCGAACCTCACTTCGGTCACGCCCAACACCACGCAGGAGCACACCCAACCTTCGATTCGGATCACCGGCACCGGCCTGACCGGAGCCACGTCGGTCTACGTGTGCGGGAGCCTGTGCGGCAGCGTCGTCGTCGAGAGCGACACCGCTCTCACCTGCACCGTGCCCAACAAGCCCGCCATGACCGGCGACGTGACCGTGCACACCCCCGCTGGGCGGGCCGACATCGTTGGCGGCTTCACCTACACCGCCATCGTCCTACCCCCTGTCCCGGTCACGCTCGCCCTCAACCCGAACACGGACAACATCGACGGGGGCGCAGCGGTCGTCGTCACCGGCAGCGACTTCCTCAACGCCAGCGCGGTGACAATCGGCGGGGTGGCGGCAACGAACATCGTCGTCGTGAGTGCAACGACCATCAACTGCACCGTGCCCGCCCATGCCAGGGGAGCCGTCGCCGTATCGGTGACGACGCCTTCGGGCAGGGGACCGGACCTCGCCAACGGCTTCACCTACACCCAGCCCGCGCCCGTGATGCAATCGCTCAGCCCGAGCAGCATGGGCCTGAACGCTACGGCGACGATCCGCATTTACGGCCAATGGTTCACCGACACCACCAACGTATTCACCGACAACCCCAACGTGGCCGAGGTCGCCAGTTACGCCGCCCCCGTCATCGGCGCGGATGGGAACGACTACATCGACGCCGTGTTCCAGTCGCACGGTTCCATGAGTTCCACCTGGGTCGGCGTTCAGACGACTGTCGCACGGTGTGACAACGACTTGGAGTTCAGGACGCAAGTGTGAAAGGAACCCCGACATGACCGACCTGCTCCGCACCATCGCCACCTACTTCGATGCGTCCTACCCGCCCGACATCCTGGCCGAGCCGCCGCCGCCGATCCCCGCCACCGGGGCGACCGAAGTGGTCGGTGGATCGGGCGACTTCACGCCGACCGGCTGCGTCACGCCGACCGTCGCCCAACTCACAAGCAACCCCGTCGTTGCCAGCCCGCTCACCGCCTGGTCGACAGGCAGCCACATGGCGGCCACCGACGGCAACGCCTACTGGGACGGCACGGCCTGGGTTCCCGGCATCGCCGCCGCCATCGAACCGCCGCCGCCGCCGCCCCCGGCAAGGAGGGCGAACGGCGCAACGAAGAAGGCCGCCGAACCCGAGGAGCCACCCGCATGATGACCACCACGCAGATCGTCATCCTGCTCATCGAGGTCGGCGTCGTCGCCGGGGTAGCACTGCTCTCCTGGCTCGGAATCGGTCCGCGGGGGCCTCGCCAGCCGTGACCATCGTCAACCCGCCGCTCCCGGGCGAGGTCGTCGCCGACCTCGACACGCTCAAGCTCTACGTCGGGACGCGCACCGACACCGACGACCCCAAGCTGGCTGAGCGCCTGGCCGCGGCGACCAACTGGGTCTATGACCGGGTCTATCCCGAGCACCGGGCCTACAACGATGTGCAAGAGGCCATCCTCCTGCTGGCTTCGCGGCTCTACAAGCGGCGTCAGACGCCCGAGGGCGTGGGCGGCTTCGGGGGCGAGGGTGCCGTGGTGCGCATCGCCTCCTCTGACCCCGACGTCATCTCGTTGCTCGAGCTGCACGTGGACTACAGCAAGGTTGGTATCGCCTAATGCTGGCGAAGTACCGGGCCGTCCTCCACGATCTGTGCCGTACCGGCGCGCTCTCGGTGGCTGTCTGGGACACCATCCCCGACGACCTGGCCGAGCTGCCCTGTGTGGTCATCGGGCGCCCGGCGGCCACGCCCTCGTCCGACGCCGGCGTCTTCGAGCTCGTGGCCGAGGTGTTCGTCATAGCCCGGCGCCAGCAGGCGGGCGACTACGAGAAGGAACTGCTCGACCTGACCGATGAGACCTGGACCCTCCTCGGCGGCACCACAGGGGCGCCCACGATGAACGGGTACAACCTCTCCTTGCGGGCCATCGCCCCGCGCATCTTGACCGTGGCGGGCAATGAGGTCATCGCCTACGCCATCGGTGTCGTGTCTTCGGAATCAACGTGCTAGTCAGCCACCGAAAGGGTGAACCATGACGATCAACGACTCACGACTCAAGAACGGGACTCTCAAGCTGGGTCCGGCCGGTACCGGCCAGATCGACACCTCGTGTCAGATCACCAACGCCCGGATCACGACGGCGTACTCCGATGACGGCGACTCGCTGACGGTGCTCTGCGGTGACACGGTGCCCGCCCCGCGCAAGCTCGACGGCCACAAGCTCGAAGGTTCGCTGGTGCAGGACTTCGACCTCGACGAGACCTCTGGCGGTGTCATCGACTACCTGTGGAACCACAACCTCGAAGTGGTCGACTTTGAGTTCGTCCCCAACGACGCCACCGACACCCCGGTCATCACCGGACTGGTGCAGCTGGAGATCCCGACCGACACCTACGGGGGCGATGTCAACACCCGCATCACCACCGACTTCGTCTGGTCGATGCAAGGTGCCCCATTCCGCGCCTACCCGTCGTCACACTCGAACCCCAAGATCAGCGCCCTCGTCCCCGACACCACCGTCGCCGGCCCTGCCCTCGTCACGGTCACCGTCAACGGCACGGGCTTCGAAGCGGGTGCGACCATCGAGATCGACAACGATCAGGGCATCCCGGCCACCCTCGTCAGCGACACCCAACTCACCTTCGAGCAGGCCTGGCCCGACCCGGGCGGCTACACGGTCACGGTGCGCAACGGCGACTCGGGCGAGTCCAACGACATGACCTTCACCGTCACCGCGCTGGCCGGCACCCAGGGGGACTCCTCGGAGTGAGCCCCTCCAAGGTCAACGTCAAGGGCGGGCCGCGCTTCGCCTCCACGCTCAAGGCGGCCGAGCGTGACATTGCCCTCCTGCGTGACGGTTTCGAGGAGGCGGGCAACGTCATCGCCGATGCGGCCTCAGCAGCGGCGCCCGTGTTGACCGGGGCCCTGGCCGCCTCCATCCGCTCAGAGCGCACGACGCTCGGCTCGACCGGCGGGACCAGCATCACCAGCCCCCTGGCCTACGCCGCCCCCATCCACTACGGCGTGCCCTCGCACAACATCGAGGCCTCGCTCTTCATCTTGCGCGGGGCGGAGCGCTCCGAGCACCAGTGGACCGACGCCCTCGAGCGTGACGCTCAGAAGGTCTGCGACTCGGTGGAGGGAACCTGATGTCAACCTATCGACGGTCCTGGGAGATCGAGCTCGACGGCGAGACCTTCAAGGTCAAGACCAACGGCCAGGACATGGCCAACGCCGAGCGCATGGCGGCCCGGGACGGCTACAGCGTGTCCGACGGCGGGGCCGTCGCCACCCAGCAACGGCTGGCCTATATCGGCTTTCGCCGGGCCAACCCCGGCCACGCTCTGGCCCACGCCTTCGGCGACTTCGTCGCCGTGCTCGACGACATCACCGATCTCGACGCCGAGACCATCGACCCCGAGGCCGAGCTGGACCCTACCCAGCCGGCGGCTACGGACGACTAGCGGTGAGCCTCGCCGTCGAGACAGGGATTCACTGGCGGGCTTGGCTCGACGACCCCGTCGCCATGGTCACCGCGGTCGAGGTTCTCAACGAGCAAGCGGAGCGCATCAGGGAATCGGGCTGAGCCGTGGCCGCCAAGCTCATGGTCGAGATCGTGGGGGAAGCCACCTCCGCGGTCAGCGCCTTCAAGAAAACAGAGGCCGCATCCAAAGAGGCCGGCACCGCGGCTCAGGGCACGACCAAGTCCTTCGCCGGTATCGCCAAGGGCGTGGCCACCGGCATGGCCGTCGGCGCCGTGGTCAAGTTCGGCAAGTCGACCGTTGAGGCGGCCCAGGAGTCCGAGGTGGCGCACCAGCGCCTGCTCACTGTCTTCAAGGGGGTCGGCGGCGGGGCGGAGGAGGCCACCGCCGCGGCCGAGAAGTACGC